TCACCGCGTAGGTGCAGAGGGGATACCGAAGCTGCTGGTGCGTTGCTGGTCCCACTCTACTGGAAATGGCTCCAGCAAGGTCGGCAGCCTGAGGTCGACTGGCTGCCGTCCATCCAGGATCGCCTCGACGATGTCCGGGGCGAGCAGCGTCAGCTGCAGGAGGCGGCCGAGATAGCCGCGGTCGATTCGCTCGGCGGTGGCCATTTCGCTGATGGAGCCATAGCGCCCCTGGTCCAGTAGTTTCCGGTACCGGAACGCCCGGGCCAGCGCCTTGACCAGGGCCGGATCTGCCCGCGTGCGCGCCGGAGCGGCACCAGGCACGCTGCCGTCCGGCGTGACCACCAGCTTCCGCCCGCCACGGCGCCGGACGGTTAGCGGGACACGGACGGTGATGCTGGCGGCCGTGGTCATGCGGCTCTCCGGGTATCAGCGCCGATGCCGCCGAGGTCACGCACGAGACTGGCAAGCCCCTCCAGCCGCAGCCGGATGTCGGCCCCGGTGGGGCTGACCTCGACTCGCTCGACCAGCAGCCGGACGATGCGGGCCTGCTCGGCCGGGAACAGTTCGTCCCACAGCGGGTCCAACCGCTCCAGGGTGGCCAGGGTCTCGGCCTCGGTCAGGTCCGGCGCCTCGGCTCGCGCCGCCCGCCATGTGCCGACCACCACCTCGGGCTGGCGCAGCAGTGCCCGGACCTGGTCCACCACTGCGGCCTCGATCTCGGCCGCCGGCAGCCGCCGGACCGGGCAGTCGCTGCTCTCTCCTTTCAGCACGGCTTGGCTGACATAGTAGCGGTAGAGCCGCCCCCGTCGTCGGGTGTGGGTCGGCGACATGGCGCGCCCGTCCGGCCCGAAGATCAGGCCCCGCAGCAGCGCCAAGGTCTGCCGCCGGTTCTGATTGGCGCGGACCCGCGGGCTCTCCTGCAGGATGGCATGGACGCGGTCCCACAGCTCCTGCGGCACGATGGCCTGGTGCTCGCCGGGGTAGACCTTCCCCTTGTGTGTAACCTCGCCGAGGTAGGTCGCGTTGTTCAGCAGCCGGTAGAGCGCTCCCTTGTCGAAGGGTCGACCGGTCTTGGTCAGCACGCCTTCGGTGCGCAGCCGCCGGACTGCCTCCACGCCGGAGCCGGTCTCGGCGAACAGCTCGAACACCCGTCGCGCCCGCGCCGCCTCGGCCTCGTTCACCACCAGCTTGCGGTCGCGCACCTCGTAGCCGAGCGGGACCGAGCCGCCCATCCACATGCCGCGCGCCTTCGAGGCGGCGATCTTGTCCTGCACCCGCTCCCTGATGACCTCCCGCTCGAACTGGGCGAAGGAAAGCAGGATGTTGAGCGTCAGCCGGCCCATGCTGGTCGTGGTGTTGAAGCTCTGCGTCACCGAGACGAAGGTGACGTTATTGGCGTCGAAAACCTCAACCAGCTTGGCGAAGTGCATGAGCGATCGGCTGAGGCGGTCGATTTTGTAGACCACCACCACATCGACCCGCCCGGCCTCGATGTCGCGCAGCAGGCGCTGCAGGGCGGGTCGCTCCAGGGTGGCCCCGGAGACGCCGCCATCGTCGTAGCGGTCCGGCACCAGCACCCAGCCCTCGGCGCGCTGGCTGGCGATGAAGGCCTCGCAGGCATCGCGCTGGGCGTCGAGGCTGTTGAACTCCTTCTCCAGCCCCTCGTCGGTCGACTTCCGGGTGTAGACGGCGCAGCGGAGCTTCTTCACCGTGGCCGGCATCGCGGTCTCAGCCGCGGCGGTCGCCTTGCGCCTCATGCCTGCCCCCGCTGGCTCTTCAGGCCAAAGAACGACCAGCCGTTCCAGCGCGTCCCGGTGATGTGCCGGGCGATAGCTGAGAGGGAGCGGTAGGGCCGGCCCTCATACTCAAAGCCGTCCGCCAGTACGGTCACCGTGTGCTGGATACCCTGGTACTCCCGGACCAGCCGCGTACCGGCGATCGGCCGGTCCTCGCCGGCACGGACGCGGCGCAGCACCACGTTGCCGCCATCGAGCTGCTCGCCCAGGGCCTCGAGCCTGGCCACAGTCTCCGGTTTGAGCCCGCCATAGGCCAGTTCCTGGATGCGGTAGGCGAGCCGGCTCTCCAGGAACTTCCTGTTGTAGGGTGGCGGCTCGGTGCCGCAGAGCTCGCGCCACTGCTGCTTCAGCTCGGCGATGTCGGCGGTCTGCAGGGCCGCCAGCCGGGGCAGCACGCTGGCCGGCGGAATGCTGGTGACCACCGCGGCCGGCGCCTCGGGGGGCTGGGTGGTGCGATTCGGGCGTTTCGTCATGCCTGTCTCCGACGAGTCGGGTTGGCATGACGGCGCTGCCGGGGCGCGGAGTGTAGGCGACCCTCTCCCGGCTCCCGAGGCTGTTCCGCATCCTGGGCCAGTTCCTCGGCAGCGCGGCTGCGCAGCCGCAGGAGACCAGCAGCCAGGATGGCACAGACCTCGCGGAGGTGGGGTGGAAGGTGAAGGTTGATGGGGCTCGGGCGCATGATTGCGAGCAACATCGGGCGGATTGGCCAGAAAAAACAGCAAAAACAATCGTCTAGCGAAGCATCGCGGCTAGAAAGGAACGGGCGCGCAGTCGTGCGTAGGGGCCTTCAAGCCATCCAGCCGGCGTAGGCGCGAGGCGACTCCGCGAATCGGACCTGCCTTCGCAATGCCGTCCGAAAATCCCAGGCCCATGAGAATTCGTCGCTTGACGGAGGACTCGCCCCCCGACTACGGCAATCAGCGAAGTGCTGAGGCAAGGATTTCGCTGGATGCAAAGGATATGACGGCGCGGACGCCTACTCTGGGGCAGGCCATCGTTGCCGCCAGAAAGGCCAAAGGGATTAGTCAGAAGGACCTTGCGGCGGCGGTCCAGAAGGACGACGGCACCGGCCCGATATCGCCGCAGTACCTCAATGACATCGAACACGACCGCCGCAGCCCGACCTCCGACCAGCTGATTCGGGAGTTTGCGAAGGCGCTGGACGCCGACGAAGACTACCTCTTCGTTCTTGCGGGCAAGATTCCCGACGAGGTTCGACGCGAAGCGAAAGATCCTGCTACTGTTGCGCAGGCATTCCGGGCCTTCCGGAGGAATTTGTCGCAATAGAGCTGGAGCCGTGGCGAGCTGGTCGATTGACAAGTCGGGACGCTTCCCGCAGCGCCTCTACCTACGTGCGGCCGAGATCGACCGCGATTCCGAGCGGCTCGTCGCTGACTTCCTGCAGCGGCGGTATGGGGAGGTCCGCTATCCGCTACAGACGGATGACCTCACAGTCCTGGTCGAACAGTACAGCAGCAGCCTGGACCAGTACGCCGACCTCTCGGCCGAGGGCGACGACGTCGAAGGGATGACCTGCTTCCTGCCAGGCGAGATGCCGCAGGTCATGATCTCCGAGCACCTGGCGAACGAGCCAAAGCGAGAGAATCGCCTCCGCACGACCCTGGCCCATGAATTCGGCCACGCCTTCTACCACCGGGCCGTCTTCGACCAGCTGTTCGCCGCTCAGCCGCACCTGTTCCGCAGTTCTCCCGCCGACACCCGGACGGTCTGCAAGCGCGCGACTATGGTGGAGACCAAGGAGTTCGACTGGATGGAATGGCAGGCCGGCTATGTTAGCGGCGCCATCCTCATGCCGGCATCGGTGGTCCGGCGCGCCATCGCGGACCTCCTCTCTGGCTATGGTATCCACGGCGCGGCGCTGATCGGGACGGCGCCGGCGGAGGAGGCCGAACGCCACGTCATGGCCAAGTTTCAGGTGTCCGCCGACGCGGCCAGGGTGCGGCTCCGGAAGCTGGGTCTCGTCTCCGACACTCCGACCGCCCCGACACTGTTCGGCTGACCAGGGCGAGCTACGCATAAGAGCGTAGAATTTCTCTTGCGCTCGCGCACTGGAGATTGATACGTCAATCCGCGAAACGCCGGATAGGCCGGCGCGATTCGGAGTATCGCCTCCCTTGCCCACCGTTCCCGACTTCATCCGCAGCACGCCACCCGCGTCCCTGCAGTCCTACTTCGCCGCCATCCATGCCGTCCTGCCGGACGACGTCGTGTGGGAGGGCGCGGCCAGTGCGATCGTGCCTCCCCTGCTGCGGGCGGTTGATGCCATGACCGACACCGATCGCATGCGCGTCATGAACGACGCCGACCGCGTCGGCGCCATGGCTGACGAGGCTGGGCAGGCGGCGCTCTACGCCGTCACGACCGCCAGCGAGACACTAGACGCGTTGGAAAACGGCCATGCCCGCGCGCTGTGGATGTTCCTCAACGACCAGGGTGGCTTCGACCGTGCCGAGGAGGTCCGCTACGCTGACGATCGGCGGTACGGCCGCATGTGGGACGCCTTCGAGTGCCAGCCCGGGCTGACGGTACCGCGCGCCGGCACTCCCGTGACCACCTTCCAGAAGGCGATTGCCGAACGCTTCGACAGCCAGAATGTCGAGGCCGAAATCTGCGACCGCTCCCGGCCGTCGTTGGAGGGTGACGACGCGGAACTCATCCAGGTCGCCATCTACCGGGAGGGGCGGGCTGGGGACCGGCGCGCCTTCGTGAATGGCAAGCTCGACCGGCTGCCCTTCAGGCCGGTGATCGAGGCGGCGATCACCTATGAGCCGGCCACCGGCACGATCGAGGTGGTGGCGCAGGCCCGCGAGACACGTGAGGACCTGGTGCGGCTCTTCGCGGAGCACATGCTGGGTGCCCCCTTCCAGGGCGAGCGGATCCCGGTTCGCCAGTATTCGCTGGACCACCTCCTGCAGCCCTTCGACTTCCCGACGGACCTCGAGGACAACATCGAGTCGGTGAAGCTGACCATGATGCGCCTGATGCCCTATGAGACTCAGGGCGAGCGGGTGACCCTGGAATGCATGCGTGGCGCGGAACGCAGCATTTGGCAGGCCGCAGCCGCGCGCTTTGGCGAATACGACCCGCTTGCCGGCGGTTACAAGATCACCCAGGTGCGCTTCACCATTCGCTTCCGAGCGGTGCCTGGCTCCCGCGGTGGCAGGACGCTGCCGATCACCATCTCCATGCCGAAGGGCTGCGACTTGAAGGACCGCACCGATCGTGAGCGCCTCATCGGCAGGAAGTACCTGCGGCGCTGGCGGTTGCTGCGCGATGTCTGACAACCCTCCACGGTTGTCGGCCGAGGCCGTAACCCTGCTCCTCGAGGTCCTGGACCTTGAGGAGCCCAACCTCAGCGGGGCCGTGGCGGAGTTGTCGCCCGGCCCCGTTGCCGTTCTGGCCACCCGCGGCCTCCTGGCCCCGCATGGGTACGAAGCAGTTTCTGCGTCCCAGGCGGACCACGACGACGTGCCGGTGGCTCTGATTCCCGCCATCGGTGGACTTGCCTACTTCAGCTCCGCCGCGGGCCTGACCCAGGTGCCAGCAGAGCGGCTGACCCGCTACCAGGTCGGGTTTTCTCCCTTGTTTTCTGCCTTCGGGGGCAAGCTCGATTGGGCCGCTGGCCGCTCTCCCCGACAGCTGGTGGACGGGCTGCTGTGGGAACTCGGTGAAGCCAGGCTCGGCAAGCGCCCCGCGCGGACCCCTATCTGGTTCGCCCGTCGCTTGTGGGAGCCCGCTGCACGCCGGCAGGTGGAGGCCGCACTCTCGGCCCGGCCTTATCCTGGCGATGTGGTCCTTCTCTGCAGTAGCCGCCCTGCGCGCCTGCAGAGCATCTCGCTGCCTGGCGCGATCGTTGTGGCGATCAGGGATGTGCTGGCCGCGGACAATGGTCTGGCGGTAAGCCCCGAAATCCTGGATGCCAGATTGCGCGGCGTCGCCATGGCCCCTTCGAGAGGACCTCTGGATCTATCGCCCGATGGAACCCGGCTCCGTATCGGCAATGGCGACCCGATCCCCTTCAAGTCCGCCGATCAGATCGCCGCCATTAAGAAACTGGTGGCTGCCTACTACGCCAACAAGCGCTTGCGCATCGGCGAGCTGACTCATCATGGCAGCCTTGCTCGCCTCTTTGGCCGGGAGAAATGGGCCTTGCTGAAGCCGCACATCAAGTCGGTGAACCGGCTTTGGGGTTTCGACCTCTAGCCGGATTTCTCCCGGTTTTTCTCCCGGTCGCTGGCTCGTTCTTCTCCCTGCTCTGAAGCGACCTTCCCCGCAGTCGTTGGACACGAAGCGGGGAAAAGCGCCATGACGCTGAGGCACCTTAACCAGACCGAGCTGGCCCGCCGCTGGGGCGTTTCGCCGCGCACGCTGGAGCGCTGGCGCTGGATCGGCCAGGGCCCTCGCTTCCTGAAGATCGGTGGCCGCATCGCCTATCGCCTCGAGGACATCGAGGCCTTCGAGGCGGCGCAGCTGCGTGACAGCACCGCCGCCGGCGCCCCCGCGCGCGCCGCCTGATCCCACCCGGTTTCCTGCCGGGTCTTCCAGGGAATGCAACACCGCCGTCAGGCGGAAATACCTGGACGGTCTGCTCCGAACCGCGTCGGGGCCCGGCAGTCTCCACCACGACAAGACGGAGCGCGACGACACAGGAGTTCGCGCTCATGTTGAAGATCAAACTGCCGCCGCCGCGGTCCGTGGAAGCGGCTGCGCAAGAGGCCCGGGAAGCGTTCGCCGCCTCCCTCGGTGCCCATCAGATGGCGACGACCGCGAACCGGCTCTGCGATGGCATCGCCGACGCGGCGCCGGGCACCGTCTTCATCTACCACCTGGGCCTGCTTGCCGAAGACCGCGAGCCGACGGCCTCCCGCCTGCCCGAGGAGCAGCGGCGCGAAGTGCAGCTCGTGGCCGATCAGGCGCTGGGCTTCGCCGAGAGGGGCCGGGCTCACCTGCTGCAGCGCCGGATCGGGCCGCACGCCTTCGCTTACCTGCTGGTCGTGCGCCCGAAGGCTCGGCCTCGGTCGGCCTCGGTCGTGCGCCTTTCGCCCGCGGTCCGCGGAGGGGTGGCGTGATGCCGACGGCCATCCACAACCGGCCGACGCTGGACTCGGTGCGGCAGATGCCGCTCGGCGACATCGCCGCGCTTTCGGCTGACCAGCTGGCGCTGCTGCAGGCGGATGCCCGCGAGGCGGCGGACGGCGCCAAGCGCATGCTGGACTGGATCGAGGGCGCGATTGCGATCCGCTACGAGCAGCATGCCATCGCAGCCCGCGCCCAGGCCGGCAAGGACACCGGCACGGTCCGCTTCGAAGATGGTCCGGTCACCGTCGTGGCTGATCTGCCGAAGAAGGTGGAATGGGACCAGCGTCGGCTCGCCGCGCTCGTCGAGCAGATCCGCGCCGGTGGTGAGGATCCGAGCGAGTACGTCGAGGTCAGCTTCAAGGTGCCCGAACGCGCCTATGTCGCCTGGCCGGAGCGCATCCGCCAGGCCTTCGAGCCAGCCCGCACCGTCCGCACCGGCCGGCAGACCATCCGTCTCACCCTGAACGGGGAGGCCGGCTAATGGCGCTGCGCATCATCACCGCCGACGAGCGGCTGGCCGAGCCGCGCGGCGTCAAGGCCGTGATTTTCGGCAAGAGCGGCATCGGCAAGACCTCGCTGCTCTGGTCGCTGCCCGAGGACAGCACGCTGTTCGTCGACCTGGAGGCGGGCGATCTCGCCGTGCAGGGCTGGCCGGGCGCTTCCGTCCGGCCGCGCACCTGGGAGGAATGCCGCGACCTGGCGCTGTTCCTGGCGGGCCCGAACCCGGCACTGCGTGACGAGCAGCCCTATTCCACCGCGCAGCACGCCCGCGTGGTGCAGGCGTATGGCGACCCGTCCAGCATGGCGCGCTTCCGGACGCTGTTCATCGACAGCATCACGGTCGCCGGCCGGCTGTGCTTCCAGTGGTGCCGCGGGCAACCCGAGGCCTTCTCGGAGCGCACCGGCAAGCCGGACATCCGTGGCGCCTACGGGCTGCACGGGCGCGAGATGCTGGGCTGGCTCACCCATCTGCAGCACGCCCGCGGCCGCGACGTCATTTTCGTCGGCATCCTCGACGAGCGTCTCGACGACTTCAACCGCAAGGTCTTCGTGCCGCAGATCGACGGCAGCAAGACCGGGCTCGAGCTGCCCGGCATCGTCGATCAGGTCATCACCATGGCCGAGATCAGGCCGGAGGTGGCCGCGGGTCAGGAGGCCACGCCGCCGTACCGCGCGCTGGTCTGCCAGACGATCAACCCCTGGGGCTTCCCGGCCAAGGACCGCTCCGGCCGGCTGGACCTGGTCGAGCCGCCGCATCTCGGGCGGCTCTTCGAGAAGATCGCCGGCCCGGCGCGCCCGCTCGCGGAGCGCCTCGCGCTGCCCGCGCCGCCGGCGCTCGCCACCCCTTCCGACACCACCGACGCCTGAGCCGAGGAGCAGACCCATGGCTTCCTGGAACGACTACAACGACGCCCAGCAGAACCCGAACCTGATCCCCAAGGGGACGCTGGCCAAGGTGCGGCTGACCATCCGCCCCGGCGGCTTCGACGACCCGGCGCAGGGCTGGACCGGCGGCTACGCCACCCGCGGCAGCACCGGTGCGGTCTACCTCAACGGCGAGTTCACCGTGCTGGAGGGGCCCTACGCCAAGCGCAAGATCTTCACCCTGATCGGCCTCTACAGCCCCAAGGGCCCGGACTGGGGCAACATGGGCCGCAGCTTCGTGCGGGCCATGCTGAACTCGGCCCGCGGCATCTCCGACAAGGATGTCTCGCCCCAGGCGCAGGCGGCGCGGCGGATCAGCGGCTTCGCCGACCTCGATGGCCTGGAGTTCGTCGCCCGCATCGACCTCGGCACCGACGCCTCCGGCGAGGCCAAGAACGAGATCCGCGCCGCGGTCACGCCGGATCACCGCGACTATGCCCAGATCATGGGCACCCGGACCGCGGCGGCGCCGGCCTTTGCCCCGCCGCCCATGGCGCAGGGCGCGTTTCCCGCCGCCCCCGCCGCCGCGCCGGGCGCCGCCGCCGACCCGCGGCCGGCCTGGGCGCGCTGAGGGGCACCGCCACCGGCATGCTGCTCCGTCCTCGCCAGAAGCTGTTCGTCGAGCGCAGCCTCCGCGCGCTAGACGAGCACGGCAATACGCTCGGCGTCGCCCCCACCGGCGCCGGCAAGACGATCATGCTCTCCGCCGCCGTCGGCGAGCAGATCGGCAGCACCGCGGCCAAGGCCGCGGTGCTCGCCCACCGCGACGAGCTTACGGTCCAGAACCGGGCGAAGTTCCGCCGCGTGAACCCGGGGCTCACCACCTCGGTGGTGGACGCCTCGGAGAAGTCTTGGGCCGGTCAGGTCACCTTCGCCATGGTCCCGACCTTGGCGCGGCCGGCCAATCTCGACGCCATGCCGCCGCTCGATCTGCTGGTGATCGACGAGGCGCAGCATGCTGTGGCGGACAGCTACCAGCGGATCGTCGACCGGGCCAAGCGGCGCAACCCGGCTTGCCGGATCTACGGTGTCACGGCCACGCCGAACCGGGGAGACCGCAAGGGGCTGCGCGCCGTCTTCTCGAACGTCGCCGACCAGATCCGCCTCGGCGAGCTGATCCGCTCCGGCCATCTGGTGCCGCCCAGGACGTTCGTCGTCGATGTCGGCGTGCAAGACGAGCTTCGGGCGGTCCGCCGCGCCGGCGACGACTTCGACATGGCCGAGGTGTCGCGGGTGATGAACACGGCGCCGGTGACCGACGCGGTCATCGCGCACTGGCGCGAGAAGGCCGGCGATCGCCAGACCGTGGTGTTCTGCTCCACGGTGGAGCATGCCACCGCGGTCACCGCCGCCTTCAACGCCTCCGGGGTGCCGGCGGTGCTGGTCACCGGCGAGATGCCGGACGGGGAGCGCAGGGCGGCGCTCGCCGCCTACGCCGCGGGCAGGACCCAGATCGTGGTCAATGTCGCGGTTCTGACCGAGGGCTGGGACCACCCGCCGACCTCCTGCGTCGTCCTGCTCCGGCCGAGCTCCTTCAAGTGCACCATGATCCAGATGGTCGGCCGCGGGCTGCGGACGGTGAACCCGGAGGAATACCCCGGGGTCGTCAAGACCGACTGCATCGTCCTGGATTTCGGCACCTCCTCGCTGCTGCACGGCTCGCTGGAGCAGGATGTCGACCTGGACGGGCATGTCGCCGAGGGCGCGCCCCCGACCAAAACCTGCCCGTCCTGCGACGCGAGCATCCCGCTCGCGGCCAGCGAGTGCCCGCTCTGCGGCCATGCCTTCGACGCCGGGGGGGACGGCGCCGCCGCACCGCTGTCCGACTTCGTCATGACGGAGATCGACCTGCTGCGGCGCTCCAGCTTCGAGTGGTGCGACCTGTTCGGTGACGACGCGGCGCTGGTGGCCAACGGCTTCCACGGCTGGGGCGGCATCTTCTTCCTGAACGGCCGCTGGCACGCCGTCGGCGGTGGCAAGGGCGAGCGCACGCGGCTGCTGGCGGTCGGCGAGCGCCTGGTCTGCCTCGCCGCCGCCGACGACTGGCTGAACGAGCAGGAGACGGACGAGAGCGCCCACAAGAGCAAGGCCTGGCTGCGCCAGCCGCCGACCGACAAGCAGCTGGCCCACCTGCCGCCCACCGCCCGGGCCGATTTCGGCCTGACCCGGTACCAGGCCTCGGCGCTGCTGACCTTCCAGTTCAACCGCAGCGCCATCCGCCGCCTGGTCATGGCAGCCGATGGGGCCGGGCTGGAGCAGGCGGCATGACCGGCCATGCGCGCCCCCGTCCCACCCTGCGCCGTCTGCTCGCGCCCGGCGCGTGGCTTTGGCTGGTTCGACCCGGTGCCGGGGAAGAAGCCGCGGCCCTCGGCCTCCTTCTGCTCCATGCCCTGCCAGGGCTTCTGGACGCGCTTGGCACGGAGCTCGCCCGCCATGGTTGACCTCACCGAGCAGGAACAGGCGGCGATCCGCGCTGCCATGCGCCGGGTCGCCGAGACGATGGCCGAGATCGGCTGGGACACCCGCCTGCAGGACCTCACCGAGGCGCAGGTGCTGACGCTCATCGAGGTCGCGGTCGGCGGCTTCCAGGAGGCGATGGCGAAGATCGCCCGAGGCGAGCCGGCCTGGGAGGCGGTCCTCTGATGCTGGACTTCAACAGCCGCGGGCAGACCGCCCTACATGTCAACGCCGCGATCGACGCCGCCCTGGTGGCCCGGCAGGCGGCGACGCCGCCGCGCAGCTACCTCGGTGGCTCCCGCCTTGGCCACGCCTGCGAGCGCGCCCTGCAGTTCGAGTTCCTCCACGCCCCGAAGGACGAGGGGGCGGAGTTCGACGGGCGCATCCTGCGGATCTTCGGCATCGGCCACGCCCTGGAGGACGTCGCCGTCACCTGGCTCCGGGGCGCCGGCTTCGCCCTCTACACCCGCAAGGGCGACCGTCCCGACGGTGAGCAGTTCGGCTTTGCCGTTGCCGGCGGGCGCATCCGTGGTCATGTCGACGGCATCCTGGCCGGCGGGCCGGAGATCCCCGGTCTGGCATTCCCGGCGCTCTGGGAATGCAAGACCATGAACGCCAAGGCCTGGCGGGAGACCTCCAGCAAGGGCGTCGCCGTCGCCAAGCCGATCTACGCCGCCCAGATCGCCGTCTATCAGGCCTACATGGACGCCGTGGTCCCGGGCGTCGCCGACCACCCAGCGCTGTTCACCGCCATCAACAAGGATACCGCCGAGCTCCACCACGAGCTGGTGCCGTTCGATGCCGAGCTGGCGCAGCACATGTCGGACCGGGCGGTGCGGGTGCTGCGGGCCTGCGATGCCGGCGACCTGCTGCCGCGCATCGCCACCAGCCAGGACTTCCACGAGTGCCGCTTCTGCCCGTGGGCCAAGCGCTGCTGGAGCCTGCCGGCATGAGCCTCTGGGGCGACTTCAACGACGCGCCGAGCCTGCCCTGGGAGGAGGAGCCCGGCATGCCGGCGATCAACCTTGGCGCCATCGCCACCTTCCTCGAGGTGGTGTTCGGCTACTGCGACGGGCTGATCCCGGTGCGGGGCTTCGTGGATCAGGGCCAGGGCATCGACAGTCGCCCCCATAACATCTGGATCCCGGCCGATCGGCACGCCACGGAATCCCTTGGCGCCTACGCGACCTGGGCCGCGCGCGAGGGCACCGCGGTCTATGTCATCCCTGGCACGGTGGCGGAGCACGGCCAGGCCCGCGCCGAGCACGTCCAGCAGATGCAGGCCGTGGTCGTGGACCTGGACGCCGGCGACATCGAGGCGAAGCTCGGCCACCTCGTCCACCACCTTGGCGCGCCCACCCTGCTGGTGGAGAGCGGCGGTCGCACCGCCGAGGGCGCAGCGAAGGTGCACGCCTGGTGGCGGCTGACCGAGCCGGTCGAGGGCGAGGACCTGGCCCGGCTGTGCCGGCTCCGTGGCGAGATGGCCGAGAAGGTCGGCGGCGACCCGCACTTTCGCTCCGCCCACCAGCCCATCCGTGTCCCCGGCACGGTCTACCGCAAGGGAGGCGCCGAACGGGTCGTCGCCATCCGCCACCACGACCCGCGGCGCGAGGTGGACTTCGCGGAGTTCGCCGAGGCCGTGGCCGCCATGCCCTTCCTGCCCGGCCAGGAGCGCCCCCAGCCCGCCCCGGAGGGCGATCGGCCGAGCCTGGACGCCGTGCTCACCACCCCGGTCCGCGAGGGCGCTCAGGACGGCTGGACCCGCTTCCAGGGGGCCAGCGCCGCGATCGGCCACTTCGTCCGCCAGGTGCATGAGGGCCGCCTGACCCCCGACCAGGGCTGGGAGGCGATCTGCGGCTACAACGCCGCTTGTCTCCGCCCTGCCTGGCCGCTGGAGCGCCTCAGGGCCGAGGCGGACGCGATCTGGGCCCTGCATGTCGAGCGCAATGGTCCGCCGCTGCTCCGGGCCGAAGCGCCGCCTGCAGCCGTCCCCGCCCATACCCTCGGCGCCTTGCTCGACGACACCTCGCCGATGCCGGAGGACCTGATCGGGCCACGGCTGCTGACACCGGGCGGCATGCTGGTGCTGGGCGGGGCGCCGAAGGTCGGCAAGTCCGACTTCCTGATCAGCCTGCTGGTGCACGCCGCCGCCGGCGCGCCCTTCCTGCGCTTCATCGCGCCGCGGCCGCTACGCGTCTTCTACCTGCAGGCCGAGATCCAGTACCACTACCTGCGCGAGCGCCTGCAGCAGCTTCGCCTTGACCCCGCCATCCTAGCCCGCGCCCGCGACACCCTCGTCGTCACGCCGAAGCTGCGCATGTTGCTGGACGCACAGGGCGTGGCGCTGGTCGCTGCGGCGATCCGCCAGGCCTTCCCCGACGCACCGCCCGACATCCTCTGCATCGACCCGATCCGCAACCTGTTCGATGGCGGCCCTGGCGGCGAGGGTGAGAACGACAACGCGGCGATGCTGTTCTTCCTGCAGAGCCGCGTCGAGGCGCTGCGCGACCAGGTCGCGCCCGAGGCCGGCATCATCCTGGCCCACCACACCAAGAAGCTGAGCAAGCAGCAGGTCAAGGACGACCCCTTCCTGGCGCTCTCGGGCGCCAGCGCGCTGCGCGGCTTCTACACCTCAGGGATGATCCTGTTCCGACCGGACGAGGAGCACACCGCGCGCGAACTGCACGTCGAGCTTCGCAATGGCCCCGGCCTCGAGCCGATGCGCGTGGACAAGGTCGCGGGCCGCTGGGTCGAGCTCGGCCGCGACGGCGAGCGCCTGGTGCGGAGGGAGCTGGGCCGAAAGCTCGATGCGGAGCGCACCCGCCGCCACGACGTCATTCTGCGTCTCATTGCCGAGGAGGCCGAAGCCGGCCGGCTCTGCACCACCAACGCCTTCGCGTCGAGGTACGAGAACAAGCGCGGGCTCGGTGGCAAGGACACCATCCGCGACCGGATCGCGGTGCTCGCCACCAAGGGCTACATCAAGTTCCGTCGCAATGCCCGCGACCTCGGCCAGCCCTACACCAGGTCGAAGAACGGCTACCTCGTCGTGCAGGACATGGTCCTCGCGACGGGTGAGGAGACGGTCGATCCCGAGACCGGCGAGATCGTCCCGACCACCGTCCGGGTGCTGCCGAGCCACTTCCAATGCCCCCGCAGCGAGGCTCTGCTCGAGGTCGAGAACCCCGAGGTGTGGGTATTGCACGACCCCGAGGAGGCCGCCTGATGGCTCCCTCGGACCGCCTCCGCACTGACCGAAACTGCTCCCGAAACTGCGCAGTTTCGGTCCGAATCTGCTCCCCCGCCGAAACTGCCAAACTGGTTTCCGCCAAGCAAATCAATAGGTTCCGAGCGAAAGCAGTTTCGCGTAACGAATCTGCCCGAAACTGCTCCGAATCTGCTTTTTCCGCTGTAAAATCAGTGGCTTGGAGCAGTTTGGCAGATTCGGTTTTTCGCCACCCCCCTACGGGGGGTGTGCGTGCGCGCCAGTTTGGCGCGCGCACACCACACCCGGGGCGAAGGGGACGGGCGCGTGGACCACCCCCTGCCGACCCCTGACCAGGCAGCCGGGCAGCGACGGCGAGCTCCGCCAAGAACCGCGCCGTCGCCGCCCACACCACAGCCATCCCCTCTCGGAGATCACCATGGCAGCCCCGACTCTCACTGCGCCCGCCGCCGAGGCAAGCTCGCCGGCCGGCATCGACCCGCCCCTCCGGCAGACCGGCAGCACCGTCCTCGCCCTCGACCTCGGCACAACCGTGGGCTGGGCCCTGCGCATGGGCGACCACAGCATCCTCTCGGGGACGCAGACCTTTCGCCCCGGCCGGTTCGAGGGCGGCGGCATGCGCTACCTCCGCTTCACCGACTGGCTCGTCGAGGTCGCCATGCGGGCGCATGGCATCCGGCGGGTGGTGTTCGAGGAGGTGCGGCGGCATGCCGGCACCGACGCCGCCCACGTCTATGGGGGCTTCCTCGGCACCCTGACCGCCTGGTGCGAGGAGCACGAGATCCCCTACCAGGGCGTCCCGGTGGGCACGATCAAGCGCTTCGCCACCGGCAAGGGGAACGCCGACAAGGCGGCGATGATCGCGGCGGTCAGGGCCCGCGGCTTTGCGCCGGCCGACGACAACGAGGCCGACGCCATCGCCCTGCTGCTCTGGGCGACCGATCCGCAGGGCGGCCGCGCATGAGGCTCGCCGGTGCGCCGCGCCCGCCCCGGTCGTCTCTGGACCTGGCTCACAGCCCGACCTCCGCGGTGGAGCTCGATGCCATGCGCGCCGCCGCCTGGCACCGGCATGGCGTTGCCGCCTTGGCCGTGGACGACATCGCCGATCCCTGGCTCCGCCAGGCCGTCATCAACGAAGCGAACCGGCGCTGGGGGCGCCGGCATGGAGGGATGCAGCATGGCCGGTAAGCGCAAGAGGAAGCACACCATGCCGGAGGTGGAGGATTTGTCGAAGCCCTCGAAGTGGCGGCTGCAGCATGGCGACTTCTCCGAGGCCATGCGCGAGGCCGATCCGGAAACGGGGACACCGGTGCTGCATCGGCGGGCGGTCGATACGCTGGGCCAGATGCTCGCCAACGGCACCATCACCCAGGAAATGCACGACGCTGGCGGCTACTTCCGCGCGCTGTTCCGACGCGCAGCGCTCGACGGCATGGCGCGATCGCCGCTGATCCGGCTGCCTGGCAAGACCGCGGACGCCCTGTCGGAACGGAACATCGACGCACGTCGCAAGGTCGCCGAGGCGCTCGACGCGCTGGGGGGACACGACAGCGCAGCGGGCTCCTGCGCCTGGTACGTCGTCGGCCTGGAAATGTCCGTGCGCGAGTGGGCGATGCGCCAGGGATGGGGCGGGCGGCCCGTCGCGCCGCCGCAAGCGCAGGGGATGCTGGTCGCGACGCTCAGCGTGCTGGCGGGGCACTTCGGGCTCGTGCCGCGGACGCGGGCGGCGTAAGGCCCGCAGTGGACAGGGAACGCCTGGCGTTCCCATGATCGAAGGATCACGATGGGAAGCGATGGTCGGCCTGCAAACCGAGGTGAATGGATGGCTTTGAAGCCCCTCGATGTGTTCCGGGAGCTCACGGCTCGTGAGCCGGTCGCATTGGACGCGCTACCCTATGATCACGGGATTTATGCGCTTTACGACCATACCGGCCTAATCCGCTACATTGGTATCACCAAGAATGACAAGTACGGATTCCATGGACGAATCCATGGCCGCCACGTTGGTGGCTCAGAGGGACGCAGCCATAAGTTCTCGCACGCCTACAATACGGGTAGGATGTGGCGAGCCAAGAAAGATGATAGCGCGGATGCTCTGCAAGCGAAGGCGCTGCGCAGGGCATTTGCCCGACGGTACTGTCGCGCGGCATTCCTCGTGGTGCCATCGACGCTCTCTAGCGATCTGGCAGCGCTTGAGCTGGCGGTTCAGGCAATAGCACCAGCAGAAATGCTGGCCTGGGGGAGCAAGCGCAGTTTCGCCCCTGTGCCAGAGCCAACCAGTCTCGTTGACGCTCTGCTCGACGAGCTGCGCTACACGCCTGAGCAGCATGCTGCGATTCGTCGTCAAGCGGCCAAGTGCCCGGGCACCTGACAAACCATCAATGAGGGGAGCGCAACGCCACTGGCTTTGCGAGACGAAGAAAGACCGCGCGAGCTAAGACCAGCGTAGCGCAGCGAAAGAATGTCGCGTTGCGAAGCGAAATCCACACGGCGTATCATCAGGACATCTCGAAAAGGCGCGACCGCGCCGCGGCTCACCAGCCACAGCGTCGCTCGATCGAGATAGTGGCTCTCGAGCCGCAGGGTCCTTCCTGGGCCCGGCGTATGCGGGGGGCGGAAGCGCGCGACTTCGCTAGCGCCAGGCCGGAAATATGGTTCGCGGTTCGCACCACACGGCCCTGATCTCAGTCGTTTAGCTGCGAACCGTGGCGGCGCGAGGCTCGCGCCGGCCACGCGCACAGTTCGCACCCACCCTGATCCCGGACGGTCCGATGACGCTCCCCTGGATGGCGGCGAAGATCCTGCTGCGCCCGGTGGCGGAGCTGCGTACGCACCCCGGCAATGCCCGGGTGCACGGCGCGGCGCAGCTCGAGCAGATCAAGGCCAGCATGCTGGCCTTCGGCTTCACCAACCCGCTGCTGGTGGACGAGGCCGGCGTGCTGATCGCCGGCCATGGCCGGCTGGAGGCGGCGGTGGCGCTCGGCATCGAGCGGGTACCGGTGATCGTGCTGCGCCACCTCTCGCCGTCACAGAAGGACGCGCTCCGGCTCGCCGACAACCGCATCGCGGAGAACGCCACCTGGGACCAGGCGCTGCTGCGCGAGGCCCTGGTCGGTGTGCAGGCCGCCGCGGAGATCGACGTGGCCACGCTCGGCTTCTCGGCCGACGAGCTGACCGCGATCCTCGCGGCGGCGGAGACGGCCGTCACCGATGGCGAAGCGCCCGAGGAGGCAGATCAGCCGGAGGCCGGCGGGGACGGTGCGCCTGGCGCGGCGGAGACGGAGGATTCGCCGGCGGATGATCCCGCCGATGCCGAGCCGGATCCGCCGCGTCAGGCCGTCACCCGCCCGGGCGATCTCTGGCTGCTCGGCGAGCATCGCCTGCTCTGCGGCGACAGCACCGATGCCGCGGCCGTGGCCCGCGTTATGGGCCAGGACCGCGCGGCACTACTCTTCACCAGCCCGCCCTACGGCAACCAGCGCGACTACACCACCGGCGGCGTGTCGGATTGGGATGCGCTCATGCGGGGCGTGTTCCAGCATCTGTCGCTGGTCCTGCGGGACGACGGCCAGGCTCTGGTGAACCTCGGCCTGATCCACCGCGAGGGGGAATGGCTGCCCTACTGGCAGGGCTGGCTGGACTGGATGCGGGCCCAGGGCTGGCGGCGGTTCGGCCTCTACGCCTGGGACCAGGGCCCCGGCCTGCCCGGCGACTGGAATGGCCGCCTCGCCCCAGCCTTCGAGCTGGTCTTCCACCTCAATCGCCAGCCGCGCCAGCCGAACAAGATCGTGCCCTGCAAGTGGGCCGGCACCCCGAACAAGGGCAGTGGCCTGCGCGCCGCCGACGGCGAGGTGAAGGCCTATACCCATATCGGCCTGCCGGTGCAGGAGAGCCGGATCCCGGACAGCGTGCTGCGCATCACCCGCCACAAGGGCCGCGGCATCGAGACTGAGCACCCGGCCGTTTTCCCGGTCGCCCTGCCCGAGTTCCTGATGCGCGCCTACACGGACGAGGGCGAGGCGGTGTTCGAGCCCTTCGCCGGCTCCGGCACCACGCTCCTCGCCGGCCAGCGCACCGGGCGGCGGGTGCGGGCCATCGAGCTCGCCCCGGCCTATGTCGACCTGGCGATCGCCCGCTGGCGCCTGCTGCACCCCGACCTGCCGGTCACCCTGGCGGAGGACGGGCGGGACTATGACGCCGTTGCCGCGGCACGGGCGGGGGCCTTGGCCGATGCAGCCTGATCTGCAGGTCACCACCGTGGCAGTGGTAGCGCTGGTCCCCTACGCCGAGAACGCCCGCACCCATTCCGAGGCGCAGGTGGCACAGATCGCTGCCTCGATCGCCGAGTTCGGCTTCGTGAACCCCGTGCTGGTCGATGCCGCCGGCGTGCTGGTGGCCGGCCACGGCCGGGTCATGGCTGCCAGGCGCCTCGGCATGGCGGCGGTGCCGGCGATCCGGCTGTCGCACCTGACCGAGGCGCAGGCCCGCGCCCTGCGGCTGGCCGACAACCAGATCGCGCTCAACTCCGGCTGGGACGAAGCGCTGCTCGCCGCCGAGATCGCCCGCATCCGCGACGAGGCGGTGGTCGACCTCGACGTGCTCGGCTTCTCCGGCATGGAGCTCGACCGGCTGCTGGCCGCGGCCGATGCTGGCCTCGGCGAGGAGGCCGACGATGCCCCGCCGCCGCCCGCCGTCCCGGTCACCCGCGCCGGCGACCTCTGGCGCTGCGGCGAGCACCGCCTGCTCTGCGGCGACGCCACCAAGCTCGCCGACGTGCAGCGGGCGCTCGGCGCCGATCGCCTCGCCGACATGGCCTTCACGGACCCGCCCTACAACGTCGCCTATCGCGGTGGCACCGCGGCCAAGATGACCATCGCCAACGACGCGCTCGGCGAGGGCTTCCTCGATTTCCTCCGCCCGGCGCTGGCCAACCTGCTCTCGGTCACCAAGGGCGCCTGCTATGTCTGCATGTCCTCCTCGGAGTGGCCGACGCTGCACCGCGCCTGGCAGGAGGCGGGCGGCAAGTGGTCGAGCACCATCATCTGGGCGAAGAACACCTTCGCCCTCGGCCGCGCCGATTATCACCAGCAGTTCGAGGCCATGCTCTACGGCTGGAAGCAGGGCAGCCAGCACTACTGGTGCGGCGCCCGCGACCAGGGGAATGTCTGGCACTTCGACAAGCCGGCCCGGAACGACCTGCACCCGACCATGAAGCCGGTGGCGCTGGTGGAGCGGGCGATCCGCAACAGCAGCAAGCAGCGTGACACCGTGCTCGATCTCTTCGGCGGCTCCGGCACCACCATGATCGCGGCGGAGCGGACTGGGCGACGGGCGGTGCTGCTCGAGCTCGACCCGGCCTATGCCGATGTCATCGTCCGGCGCTGGCAGGAGGCGACCGGGGAGGCCGCCGTGCTGGAGGGCGAGGACCGCACCTTCGCCGACATCGCTGCCGCACGCGGCGTCGCGGATCATGATGTGATCCAAACCGCCGGATCATAGCAATCCCATGACGATGCATGTTGCTTGGCTCGGGCGCGCGCCAGCGCGAATGGTCCGTCACGCGATGAGCACGACGGAGAGCAGGATGACCAAGCGCCAAGCCAACCAGCAGAAGAGCCTGCAAGCCTTCCTGGCCAAGAAGGCCGAGTTCGATGCCCTGCTGGCCGACCTGCAGCGGATGAGCGCCGACCACTTCGGCGCCGATCCCGAGGACGTCCTCTGGGGCCAGGTCGGGAACCTGGAGTTCTACACGGAACAGATGCGGCGGGTGACCGACGCCTACTTCAAACGGGGCGAGCACGCCGAATAGGCGACCTTTCCCCCGCACTGCCCCGACCGGGTGCGCCCGGCGGGGCTCCCGGCCGTAGGGGGCCGGCGGTCGGCTCCCAGCAAGCCGGAGCCCCGATCATGGCCCTTTCCGAGACCCAGCGCAGCATTCTCACCGCCGCCGCCCAGCACCCGCATGGCTTGGCGGAGCCGCCCGAGAAGCTGCCCGCCGCCGCCTGCGCCGCGGTGGGCAAGGCGCTGCTCAAGACTGACCTGGTGATCGCGGTCCACCGTCCGGATTACGAGGCGCGGGCGCTCTGGACGATCGACGGTGACAGCATGCTTCTCCGCATCACCGACGAGGGCCTGCGCGCCATTGGCCTGGACCCCGCCCAGCCCGCCACGGGTGCGGACACGGCGCCGCCGGCGGAGGCGCCGCAGGCAGACCCCGCCCCGGCCGCCGAGGCGGCCCAGGCCGCGCCCTTGGCGGAGGACCTGGCCCTCTTGGACGAGGCCCTGGCCACGCCACTGCCGGCGCGCCGCGTCAGCCTGCGCGACGCCGCGCAGCGGGTGCTGAAGGCCTGGGATGACGAGGCCAATCAGCGCTACGACCTGGCCGACGCCATCGAGGCGCTGCGCGGGATCCTGGCCAAGCCGGGCCGCGAGGCCCGCGACCCCGCCGCGCCGCGCAAGCCGCGCGAGGGGACGAAGCAGCAGCAGGTGCTGGCGCTGCTACGCCGGCCCGAGGGCGCCACGGTGGCGCAGATCGCCGAGGCGACCGGCTGGGCGCCGCACACAGTGCGGGGCTTCTTCGCCGGCCTGAAGAAGCGCCAGGGGATCGCGGTCGAGGTGCTGGAGCGCGTCCGCCAGGTCGGGCCGAACAAGGAGGGCGCGCGGGGGAGCTACACGATCTACAAGATCACCGGTTGATACAGCCGCTGAATCGATCAGGGCTCGCCGGGCTGAGGCGAGCCCTCATTCTTTTTCGAGTGCTTCCGCTTCGGCTTCTGCCGATCGAGCGCTCCCAGCAATTCCGCCACCTCCCACTTCTGACGCTTCGCCGCTTTCAGCACACCGATGAGGACCCGCCGCGCATCGTCCATAATCGCACTCTCGGCAACGGGCGTTCCGCTATAGATCTCCTCGCGCTCCAGCACCTCCGCGGTCGCTGCCACTATCCTCTCTGGATCCTTCTCCGGCTCCTTCATCGACATCGGGCTACTCCACGCAGGTAGACGCGATCATGCATTGCGCCGGATGCGGCGTGCAGCAGCAATCCGTCGCATCGCACGGCATCATCAAACACCGTTGACGAGGCCCGCATCATCGTCGCGCACGGCGGGAGGTCGCCGCCATGCCGGAACTGACCCCATCCACCCGCGAGGCCGCCAGGCGTATCGGCATCAGCGAGACCGCGCTGCGCAAGGCCGAGGGCAGCGGCCGCATCGCCCGCGAGTCGGACGGCCAGTGGGACATCGATAAGACCCGCCGCCGGCTGGTGGAGACCGCGGATCCGCACCGCTCACCGCTCGCAGCGGGTGCTGGCACCGAGGGTACGCCCTATGCCCGACTGAAGGTCGCGCAGCTCGCGCTGAAGGTGGAGGCGCAGCGGCTTGCCCTTGACGAGAACAAGCGCCGGCTGCTCGATGTCGCCGAGGCCAACGCCACGATCGACGAGATCGCCGGCGCGATGCGCGACGCGCTGCTGAACTGGCCCGCCCGCGTCTCGGGGCTGATCGCCGCGGAACTGAACGTCGACCCGCACCTGCTGCAGACCATCCTGCAGCAGCACGTCGCTGACCTGCTGACGGAGGCCGCCGATCGCTTCGATCCCTCAGGCCTCGGAGATCGGGCCGCGAACCCGTGAGCATGTGCGCCGGCGCGCGGGCAGCATGCTCCGCCCACCGCCACAGCTCACCGTGTCGCAGTGGGCGGAGCGGCACCGGATCCTTGGTTCGCGTGCTTCGTCCGAACCCGGCCCCTGGCGGACCAGCCGGACCCCGTATCTCCGGGAGGTGATGGACGCGCTGTCCGCGGTGCATCCGGCCCGCCGCATCGTGTTCATGAAGGGTGCCCAGGTCGGCGCCACCGAGAGCGGCAATTGCTGGCTCGGCTATATCCTGCACCACGTGCCGGCGCCGGTACTGGCGGTGCAGCCGACCGTCGAGCTGGCCAAGCGCTTCTCGCGCCAGCGCATCGACCCCTTGCTGGAGGAAACCCCGGCGCTGCGGGAGCGGGTCGCCCCGGCCCGCGCGCGGGACAGCGGCAACACCCTGCTGTCGAAGGAATTCCCCGGCGGCATCCTGGTGCTGACCGGCGCCAACAGCGCGGTCGGCCTGCGCTCGATGACGGCGCGCTTCTTGTTCCTTGACGAGGTGGACGCCTATCCGGGCGACGTCGAGGGCGAGGGTGACCCGATCGCGCTTGCCGAAGCCCGGGCCCGCACCTTCGGCTGGCGGCGTAAGGCCTTCCTGGTCTCGACCCCGACCATCGCCGGGCGCAGTCGGATCGAGCGGGAGTACCAGGCGTCCGACCAGCGCCGCTATTTCGTGCCCTGTCCCCACTGCGGCGAGATGCAGTGGCTGCGGTTCGAGCGGCTCCGTTGGGAGAGGGGCAACCCGCGCTCGGTCCGCTACCACTGCGAGGCGTGCGACGAGGGGATCGAGGAGCACCACAAGACAGCCATGCTGGCCGGCGGCCAGTGGCGCCCTACGGCGGTGCCCGAGGACCCGCACACGGTCGGCTTTCACATCTCGGCGCTCTACTCGCCGGTGGGCTGGCTGTCCTGGGAGCAGATCGCCCGCGATTGGGAGGCGGCGCAGGGCAAGCCCGAGGACCTGAAGACCTTCCGGAACACCGTGCTGGGCGAGACCTGGCAGGAGCAGGGCGAGGCGCCGGATTGGGAGCGGCTGGTCGAGCGCCGGGAGGATTTTCGGATGGGAGTGGTGCCCGCCGGCGCCCTCTGCCTCACCGCTGGCATCGACGTGCAGGACGACCGCCTTGAGTGCGACGTCTGGGGCTGGGCCGAGGGGTACACCTCTTGGTTGGTCGACCACGTCGTGATCCCCGGCAGCCCGCGCGAGCGCGAGCCCTGGGACGCGTTGGTGAAGGTGCTGGTCCGGGACTGGCCGCGCCAGGGCGGCGGCACCATGCGGATCGCCAAGGTCTGCGTCGACACCGGCGGGCGGGACACCGCGGCGGTCTATGGTCACCTCCGCCGGCTTCGGGATCCGCGGATCGCGCCGACCAAGGGCGTCGAGGGCTGGAACCGGGCGCAGCCGGTGCAGGGGCCGACGCCGGTCGATGCGCTGGTCGATGGCCGCAAGCTCCGCCGTGGCCTGAAGCTGTGGACCGTCTCGGTCTCGACCTGGAAGGCTGATCTGTATCGCCGGCTCTGGCTCGGCCGCGGCGACGCCGAGGCGTTCCCGCCCGGCTGGGTGCACCTGCCGCAGGGCATCGAGGCCGAGTGGGTGAAGCAGCTGGTCGCCGAGCAGCTGCGTAGCGTGAAGGACCGGCGCGGCTTCGCCCGGCAGGAATGGGCCAAGCTGCGGGAGAGGAACGAGGCGCTGGACTGCGCCGTGCTGGCCCGCGCCGCGCTCTGGCTGCTCGGCGCCGACCGCTACGGCGAGCGCTTCTGGGCCAGGCTGCGGGAGGAGGTGGCGAATGCGCCGCTCACGGTCACCACACCACCTGCTGCGCCGCTGCCGGAAGCCCCGGAACCGCCGCCCGCGGCACCGGAACCGCTGCGGCCACGCGGCTGGCTGACATCGCGTGGCGGCTGGCTGCGCTGAGGATCGTACTCGATGAACCCTGACGTCCTCGCCTGGGCGCTGGCCCGGCCTGCGGGCGACCGCTGGCGCGGCCTGGCGGACGCCTTCGCTGGCGGCACCACGCGCGTGACCTTCGACGGCCGCACCGTCGAATACCGTTCGCTGGATGAGATCGCTCGTGCACTGTCCGCCGGCCATGCCGCGGAGAACGCCACGGCACGTCGCCCAGGCACCACGCTGGCGTCCTTCTCGCGGGGCAGCGCATGAATCCCTGGCGATGGTTCTGGAACGTCGTGCGGGGCTATGCCGCGGCGCAGGACAGCCGCGCCTCGGCCTGGGCGCCCGCGGGTGGCAGCGCCAATGCCGAGGTCGGCGCCGCCGCGGCCACCGTCGCCCGGCGGGCCCGCGACGCGGTCCGCAACGACCCGTATGCCGCGCGCATCGTCGACCTCTGGACCGGCAATGCGGTCGGCGCCGGCATCACCACCCGCTGGCCAGACCGGGCGCATGCGGAGGCCTGGCGCCGCTGGGCCGAGGGCACCGGCTGCGACGCCGAGGGCCGGCTCGACCTCGCCGGCCTGCAGGCCCTGGTCATGCGGGCGGTGGTCGAGAGCGGCGAGTGCTTCGTCCGGCTGCTGCCGGCCGAGGTCAGCCCGGCCAACCCGGTCGGCCTCCGGCTGCAGGTGCTAGAGAGCGACCATCTCGACACGGCGCGGAACGGCCGGGTCGAGGGCCGGCCGACCCTGCAGGGCATTGCCCTGGGCGAGACTGGGGAGCCGGTGGCTTACTGGCTGTACCGGGTGCATCCGGGCGCGTCCTGGCTGCTGCCCTCCGGCGGTCGGCTGCAGAGCGAGCCAGTGCCGGCCAGGGACGTGCTGCACATCTACCGCAAGCGTCGGCCTGGACAGCTGCGCGACGTCTCCTGGCTGGCGCCGGTGCTGACCCGGCTGCGCGACCTCGGTGACTACGAGGCCGCCCTGCTGATGAAGGCCAAGATCGAGGCCTGCCTCGCCGCGGTAGTCTCGGAGGACGGTGAGGAAGCCCTGACCGGCGCCGCGGCCGGGCTGCTGCGGGATGCGCAGGGCCGCGCCGTCGAGAGCTTCGAGCCGGGGATGATCCTCTACCGCCGCGGGATGGGCAGCGTGGAGGTGGTGAACCCGAGCGGAGGGGGATCGCACGCCGCCTTTGCCCGCCGGGCGTTGGAGGCCGCCGCGGTCGGCACCGGCCTGACCTACGACCAGGTCTCGGGCGACCTGACCCAGGCCAACTACTCCTCGCTGCGCGCCGGCAAGATCGAGTTCCGCCGGCTCTGCGAGCAGGTCCAGTACGGCATGCTGATCCCGATGCTGGTCCGGCCCATCGCCGAGCGCTTTCACCAGCAGGGCGCGCTGCTCGGGCTGTGGGAACCGGACATGCCGGCCGAGGTCAGCCATGTGCCGCCGGCGCACGAAATGATCGACCCGCTGAAGGACACCACCGCGCTGATCGCCCAGGTACGGGCCGGCTTCGTGCCGCAGCCCGAGGCGGTAGGCGCCTTCGGCTACGACTTCCGCCAGGCGGTCGAGCTGATCCGCGAAGCGAATGCCTTGCTCGACGACGCCGGCCTCGCCCTCGACACCGACCCGCGCCGGGTCGCCAAGTCCGGCAGTGCCCAGGACGCGGCGCAGCTCGCCGCCATCGAGATCGCCGCCACCGGCGCCGCCGCCCCACCGCGGCCCGAGCCGGCCGCCGCAGCAGCAGGAGCACAGCCATGACCGCGGGCGCCTACGACTGGGCGGACGACATGCTCAAGATCAAGAGCATGCAGAAGAAGTTCCGCGACAGCTTCAACGGCACGGAGGTCAATCCGGCCCGCTGGGAGGTCGCGGCTACCGGCTCCGGCATGATCGCCACCGTCGCCGACGGCACGCTCACCGTCTCCACCGGCACGGTGCTCGATGACGAGCTGGTGCTGACCACCCGGCAGAGCTTCACCATCCCGCTGCGGGTGATGGTGGCGCTGAACCTGAGCCAGCGCATCGCCGGCCAGTCGGTCTGGCTGGAGCTGGTCAGCGTCGATCCCGCAACCGGCCTGCCGGACGGGCGTGGTGTCGCCGCCTGGCGGCTCGACGGTACCAGCCCGACGCTGGCCAACTACGAGGTGGGGAGCGAGGGGGCGCCGCGGCTGGCCAGCGCCTCGGCCTCGACCATCCCGACCACCGCGCCCGCCGGCTGGTCGGTGCTGGAACTCGAGCCGACCAATGACGAGTGCTGGTTCCACGGCCGGCTCATCGACAACACCGCCGCCCGCTCGAACTCCTACGTCCGCCACCAGCAGATTCCGGAGCCGAACGCCGCCTACCGCTTCCGGATCCGGGTGCGGAACCGGCAGTTCGTCAACGGCATCTCGGCAGTGGCCAACAACGGCTCCGGCCTGGTGCGGATCACCCGCGCCGCGCACGGCTTCACCACCGGCGACAACGTCACCGTGGCGGATGTCTCCGGCGTGCCGGGCGCAAACGGCACCTTCACCATCACGGTGATCGACGCCAACACCTTCGACCTGGTCGGCTCGGCCTTCTCCGGCGCCTACGTCAACACCGGCTGGGCTTCGGTCTCGCGCAACCTGGCGCCGGCTTCCAGCACCGATGTGAAGGTGCAGTTCGTCACCATCGCCGACTACGCCGAGCTCACTACCGAGATCACCGCCGGCCGCGGCCAGTCCGTCGCCGGCCAGGGGCTTGGGGTCAACGTGCTCAGCACCGTCGCCCCGGGCGTGACGCCGGTGGGCGGTCAGGCCCGCAACACCAGCGGCGCGCTGCCGGTGCTGGCGGCGACCGGCTATTCGGCGAACCCCTCGGCGGTGACGACCGGCCGCGGCGTCGACCTGCTGGCGACGCTGATCGGTGCGCTGGTGACCAAGCCCTACGCCATCCCGGAGGCGGACTGGCAGTACGCGGCGGCCGCGGGCGGGATCACCAACACCACCGACGTCGCCATCAAGGCCGCCGCCGCGGCCGGCATCCGCAACTACGTCACCTCGATCGATGTCCGGAACGCCCACGCCACGGTGGCGACCGAGGTGGTGATCAAGGACGGCGCGACCGTGATCTGGCGGCAGCTGCTGCCGGCGGCGATGCCGGCGCCGGTCGAGATCACCTTCCCGACGCCGCTCAAGGGCAGCGCGGCCACCGCGCTGAACGTTGCCTGCCTGACCACCGGCGCGCAGGTCTACGTCAACGCCCAGGGCTTCAGCGCGCCCTGAGGCGCGGCCCACAGCACGGATCCAGCATGACCGAGACGATCGAACCGGGCGCGGGAGACCCCGCGCCGGACACCCCTGCCGTGCCGATCGTGGCGCAGCGTGCCCTGGCCGCGCCGGCCACCGTGGACCGGGCGGCCCGAACCGTCGAGGTGGTCTGGTCCACCGGCGCCCGGGCCCGAAACCACGTAGTCGGGCTCGGCGCCATCACCGAGGAGCTCGACATGCGCCCCGAGGCGGTGCGCATGGACGGGCTGCGCTCGGGCCGCGCCCCGGTGCTCGATGCCCACCGGCGTGGCGGCGCCCGCGACGTGCTCGGCCGGGTGGTGGCCGCCCGCCTCGAAGGGGGCCGCGGCTACGCCATGCTGCAGTTCAGCACCGCGGCCGATGTCGAGCCGGTCTGGCAGCGGGTGGCCGACGGCACGCTGCGGGCGGTCAGCGTCGGCTACCGGGTGCACCGCTACGAGCCGGTGCCCGACCCTGTCACCGGTCAGACCGTCCACCGCGCGGTGGATTGGGAGCCCTTCGAGATCTCCGTCGTGCCGGTCCCGATCGACCCGGCCGCCGCGGTGCGGGGCGAGGGAGACCAGCGCGCGCCCGCCACCGCCTACGAACCCCCCCTGCCCAACGAGGAGCCCCGCATGCCCGAGACCACGCCGCCCCTGCCGGCGGCCGACCCGCTGCCGCCCACCACCTCGCCCCAGGAGCCCAGCGTGACGGCCACGCCCACGCCTGCGCCCGAGCCGACCCGTGCTGCGCCGCCTGCCGCGGATCTCGATGCCGTGCGCGCCGAGGCCGAGCGCGCCGCCATCGAGCGCCTCGCCGCCTACGACACGGTGCTGGCCGGGGCGCGTGGCCTGCTGGCCGAGGACCTGCTCGATGGTCTGCGCCAGACCGCCATCCGCGACCGCATCGCTCCCGAGGTGCTGCGCGGCCGGCTCTGGGAGGCCTTCACCCGCGGCACGCCGCGCCCCTCCATCCCCGCCCGGCCTGAGACCGGTCCGGCCAATGACGATCCGGCGGTGCTGATCGACGCCATGGCCGAGGCGCTTGCCGCCCGCTCCATGCCCGGCTACCAGCCGCAGGGAAGTGGCCGGCATGCCGAGTTCCTGGGCTGGCGGCCTTCCGACATGGTGGGCGAGCTGCTCCGGGCCCGAGGCGAGCGCAACGTGCCGCGCAACCCGACCCTGCTGGCCGAGCGCGCCTTCCACACCACCTCCGACTTCCCGCTGCTGCTCTCGGCCGCGGCCAACAAGATGCTGCTCGCGGCCTATGCGCCGGCGGCGCCCAGCTACCGGCAGATCTTCCTCCGCCGCGACTTCCGCGACTTCAAGCCGCACCGCCACCTCCGGGTCGGCGACTTCCCGACCCTGCTGCCGCTGCTGGAGAACGGCGAGATCCAGGCCGGCACCATGTCCGAGAGCCAGGAGATCGTCCTGCTGCAGACCTTCGCCCGCCGGATCCGGGTCACCCGGCCGATGCTGGTGAACGACGACCTCGGTGCCTTCACTGATTTCGCCGCGATGATCGGGCGGCGGGTGGCCGACTTCGAGAACGCCACCGCCTACGGCCTGCTGAACTCGGCCAATGGCGATGGCCCGACGCTCACCACCGGCAATGCTGCGGTGTTCGGCACCGGCGCGGCGCGCGCCAACAAGGCAAGCGCGGGCACCGCGCTCGACCTGCCGAACCTGGCGGCCGGCCGTGCTGCGATCATGAAGCAGAAGACCCTGGACGGCCTGCCGATCGCGGTCGGCTCCTCCATGCGCCTGCTGGTCGGGCCGAACCAGGAGCTCGCGGCACGGCAGCTGACCGTGTCGGTGGGGGCGAGCCAGACCTCGAACGTCAACATCTACGCCGGTTTCGTGCAGCCTTTGGTCGAGCCGCTGATCCAGGCGAACCGCTGGTACCTGTTCTCCGACCCGGTCAGCGCGCCTGTTTACGTCTATGGCTACCTGAACGGCGCCGAGGGACCGCAGGTCACCACCGGGCCCGTGTCGGGCGTCGATGGCGTCGAGGTCTCGGTGATCTTCGACTTCGGCGTCGGCGCCATCGACTGGCGCGGCGCCTGGTTCAACCCCGGCACCTGATCCCCACCACCCTGACAACCTGACCGCACGCGGGGCGCCCATCGGGCGCCCTTCGTGTTTCTGAGGACCTGCTCTCATGCGCAACTACGTCCAGCCGGGCGACAGCCTGGCCGTCTCTGTCCCCTATACGGGCGGGGTCACCGCCGGCCAGGGCGTCCTGGTCGGTGCCCTGTTCGGCGTCGCCGCGGTGGATGGCGCCCAGAACGCCACGATCGAGGTGCAAACCAAGGGGGTCTTCGACCTCACCAAGGAGCCCGCGCTCGCCATCACCGCCGGCGCCCGGGTGTTCTGGGACAACAGCAACCGCCGCATCACCACGACGGCGACCGGCAACTTCCAGGTCGGCCTCGCCACAGCGGCCGCGCTCGCCGCCGACGCAACGGTCCGGGTGGTGCTGCTGCGTGTGCCGGCGAGCGGCGCATGAGAGGCATCGACCCTAAGGCCACGCGCGGCTACCGCAACCGCAACCCCGGCAACATTGAGCACGTCGCGGCCAACAAGTGGCAGGGCCTGGCCGAGCCGGCCTCAGACGGGCGCTTCTGCCGCTTCGTGGGCCACGAGTACGGCCTGCGCGCCCTGGCGGTGCTGTTGCTCACCTATCAGGATCGCCACGGACTGCGGACGCTGCGCGACATCATCGCCCGCTGGGCGCCACCGGCGGAGAACGACACCGCTGCCTACCTCGCCGCGGTGGCCCGCCGCATGGGGGGCGGGCCGGACGACCCGCTCGACCTGCACCGGCACGACCATCTCCGGCCGCTGGTGGAGGCTATTGTCGCGCACGAATGCGCCGGGCTGGCCTATCCGGCAGCGGTACTGGACCGGGCCCTGACCCTGGCCGGGGTGCCTCCAGCAGCGCCGCGGACACTGGCGCAGGTCGCCGCTGCGACCGACACCGGCCGCGGTGCGGTGCTGGTCGGCGCTGCGGGCATCGCCACGGCCCTGGCGCAAGCTGCCCCAGCCATCCAGGCGCTCGGTGACCTCGCCCCGGTGGTCGCCATTGCCGTCGTCCTCGCCGCCGTCGCGGCCGTGCTGGCCTGGCGCCTGGGCCGGCCGGCATGAGCGCCTTCGCCGCGGCCCTGGGCGTCCTGGCCGCGGATCCAAACCTCGGCAGCGATGCGGTGTACCGCGCCGGCGGCTCCGGGCCGGAGGTGGTGCTCCGGGTCCTGCGCTCCAGCCCGGACCGACTGGGTGACGCCTTTGGCACGAGCCTGGTGCAGGCCACCGACGTCCTTGCCGTCGCAGTCACCGCGCTGCCGGCCATTGCGCCGGGCGACACCTTCGCCCTCGGTGGCGAGGTGCTGACCGTGCAACACGCCGAGCGTGACGCCGCCGGTGTCGCCTGGCGCGTCGTCTGTCACCGATAGCCTGCGATCGGTCCTGCATCAGTAGCAGCACCGACGAGCCAGATATGATGACTCTGAAGCTTCGAGAGGCAGGTCCGGCCAAAGCCTCGAGGCCGAGATGTCAACTTGGCGGACCCGGCGCAGCTTGGACGAGACCTAGCGCGCAAGTCCGCGGCTGCGGACCGCAGCTAGGACGCGGGCATTAATGCTCTGCCGCGTCGCCTCCTGTTTTAGGCTCAATTGGCGCTTCCGCAGCGTGCTCTGCTGGAACTTGTATTCCCATTCGCTGATCACCCCGCGCTCGTAAAAGAAGGCGGTGGCCGCGGCATTCAGGGCCTTGGTGTCGTCGTCAGCTATACGCTTTAGCCCCTGGAAAACCAGGCCGTAGTCGAGGCCGAGGAAGCGCTTAACACAGACATTTCCAACCTCAAGGTGCTGGCCGGTGATCCGGTTGTTTAGCAGGCACAACTCGCGGATAGGATAGTGGCCGCAGGCGCAGGTCTCCGGCTCATCGGCCATGCTGATATCGACCAGCTTCCACTCTAGTCGAGCAACCGGCCATTCCGTCGCTCGGCTGCGCGCCAAGATTGCCGCCTTCAACGTCTCGAAATGGTAGCCATCGCCCATACCGCCTTCATAAATATTTCGGCCAAGTTAGCAACGGTTAGGTGATGCGCTCACAGTCAGGCCGACACCCATCGAGGAGGCACCTATGCCCGACCCCGAGCGCCTTGGTGCGATCCTCAATGAGGCCCTGCTCGCCGCCGGCCTCGGGGCGCTCGGCACCATGGCCCGGCTCGCCGCAGCCGACCGGCCGCTGCTCACCGGCGGCTTCCTGCTGCACGCCCTGGCGGGCGGCAGCCTCGGTACCGGCGCTTGGCTGATCGCCCGGGCGGTCGAGCTCGAGGGCTGGTGGCTGTTCGCGGTGCCCTGGCTCGCCGGCACCCTCGGCTACGCCGCCCTGCACGACCTGCTGCTGCGGGTGCTGAACCGCCGTCTCGGCGGGCCGTAACGGGTGCGCCTCGCGGCCGCCGTCGGCGATCTCCGACAGGCGCTGGCGGCGGAGGTCCGTGCCGGCGAGCGCGCAGCTACGCAAGCAGTCCGTGAGGGCACCGAGGCGCTCAAGCGCGAGCTGCGCGGCCAGGTGCTCGCGGCTTTCGGCGGTCGGGGCCGCGGCCTCGCCAGTGCCTGGCGCAGCCAGGTCTTCCCCCGCTCGGGTGTCAGCCTCCGTGCCGCCGGCCTAGTCTGGACCAAGGTGCCGAACGTGATCGATGCCTTCGAGCGCGGGGCGCTGATCCGGGCCAAGGGCGGCCGGCGCTTCCTGGCCATCCCGACCGGCTTCAACGCCGCCCGCGGCTGGCGCGGTCGCGGCGACAAGGGCCTGCGGGTCACGCCGGCGCAGATGGTCGCCTCCAGCCAGGGCTTTCTGCGGCCCTTCCGCTCCGGCCGCGGCTTCGTCTGGTGCCTGCCGCTGCGCCAGGGCGAGCAGACCGGCCGACGGCGCCGGACCCGCCTGATCGCCGGCGGGCTGACTGAGGTCGGCACCGCCAACCGCAAGGGTCGGGAGGCCTGGGCCCGCGGCCTGCTGGAGCAGGGGATGGTGCCGATGTTCCTGCTGCTGCCGCAGGTCCAACTCGCCAAGCGCCTCGACGTGAAGGGGGCGGCCGACAGCGCCGGCGCCCGGGTGCCGCGGCGCTTCGTCGCGCTGTGGGAAGCCGAAGCAGGAAGAGCAGCATGAGCGCCCGCGAGACCGCCATCGCGGCGCTGCATGCCCGGCTGCAAGCCGGCCTCGCCGCCCGCGCCCCGGCGGCGCTGGTGCTGCGCAACGAGACCGTGCCACAGCGTCTGCCGCCGGGCGGGCTGGTGGTGCTGCGCGACGGCGAGACGGCGGAGGAGACGCCGCTCCTCTCTCCCCTGGCCTGGGCCGTTGAGCATCGCGCCGAGGTCGAGGTCACCGTGGCCGGTGCCACCCCGGCCGCCCGCGCCGCCTTGCTCGATGCGCTGCTGGCCGACATCGCCGCCGCGATCGCCGCCGACCGCACCCTCGGCGGCGCGGTGGAATGGGCCCAGCCCGGCAGCCCCGGCTTCGAGGACGTCGAAGTCGAGGGCGCCGCCGCGGCCCGCGCCGCCCTCGTCCCCGTGACCCTCTGGTTCACCGCGGCGGGCTCGCCGCTGTCCTGACGGAGACACCCCCACCATGGCCCGCGCCATCGGCGCCAACACGCGCCTGCTCATGCTGCCCGAGAGCACCTACGGCACCGCCCCCACCGGCAACTTCCGGCGGCTGCCCTTCCTCTCCTGCGACCTCGGCGCCGAGCAGCCGCTGCTGGACGCCGACGTGATCGGCCTCGGCGGCACCCGCGACGCGGCCGCGCCGTTCCTCGACACGGTGACGGTCGCCGGCTCCGCGGTCGTCCCGGTCGACCTGATCAACATCGGCCACTGGCTACGGCTGCTGCTGGGCGCGCCGACCACCAGCGGCACCACCAACTACACCCACACCTTCAAGTCGGGGGGCGCCTCGCTGCCCTCGAACAGCATCGAGCTCGGCTACCCGGACGTGCCGAGCTACGACCTGATCACCGGCGTGCGGGCCGACACGCTGGAGATCGACTTCTCGCCCTCCGGCCCGGCCACCGCCAGCTTCGGCCTGATCGGCCAGGGCTCGACCCGCTCCGGGGCAAGTTCCGGCGGCACGCCGACCAGCGCCGCCTACACCGCCTTCAACAAGGCCCAGGGCTCGATCAGCCGCAGCGGCTCGGCGCTGGCGCAGGTAACGGGAGCGAAGCTCAGCTTCACCAACTCGGTCGAGACGGTGCGCACCATCCGCGCCGACCGCAAGATCGAGGGCGCCGATCCCGGCATTTGCCGCGCCACCGGCCAGGTCACGGTGCGCTTCGCCGACACCACGCTGCTGACCCAGGCGCAGAACGGCAGTTCGGCCGACTTCGCCTTCGCCTACACCATCGACGCCAACCGCGGCCTGACCTTCACCCTGCACGAGGTCTACCTGGCGCTGGCCAAGACGCCGATCGAGGGCCCGGGCGGCATCGAGGCGGCGTTTGACTTCCGTGCCGCCTACAACGCGACCGCCACCACCATGATGACGGTCGTGCTGAAGAACCAGCAGGCTGCGACGGAGTATGCGTGATGCTATCGCGCTGCGTGAGGACGGCTTTAGGCGAGAAGCGATCACAGGACTGGCTCATACCCTAGAGCCATCCTAGACGTGCCTAGCGTAAGGCTCCTTACTATCGATCAGCAAATGTCTCATTCTTCCACTTAACCAAACAGTCTAATGCGTCCAGCTACCATAACGCCTCACGAGCTTGGTTGACGCACCTTAGGGTTCACATTACGTTCTGATCCGTGTGGGGAGAAAGGCCGTGTCTCAAGGCAGCAAGAGGAAGCTAGTAGTTGCTGCGTGCTGCCGTTCGTGCGGGCGTCCCCTGTCGCAAAACGGAGGCGTAGTGGCTGCCTCGAGCTACGGGCGCTGCTGTTCCGACGCGCGTCGTCAGAAAGCTATGACGAAGCTTGGTCTCAGTCCCATCACGCCCGCCGACTTTGACGGTCCGTATCTCATCCGCCGCGACCGCTGACGCAGCTAGTGCTCTGACGCATTCAGACGGTACACGGGGCAGAGCTGTTACCCTTGGTGCCAACTGGGTATTCCGCCCTGCGGCATGAATCTCCGTCTGCATCAGAGTACTAGCACGAGGCGAAATACGCTTTGAGCTCGTTGAGGCAGGAAGTTCCTCCGATCTTGCCGTTCGATCCACCCATAACTTTCCGTCTGCCGTTGTCGACCGGTTCGGTCCACGCTCGCCATTCATGTTTGCGCGGAGAGTGGCGTGTCCACTCGACCTTGTGGAGCCGCTGTTTCTGCCGCCGCGACCACGCGATAAGGTCGTCGTTGACGAAGCATTCCCACTCAGAAGCAACAGGGAGATCGGCAAACGCCGCAAGCAATTGCTCACAATTTTGATAGCGAGCCGTAGGATCGTCGGCCATCATCTGGCGAATTACGCGACGCCATTTAGGGGGGATGTGCGGCAGCCATTCGAGTGAGTCCACAAATCCGCCTTTGGCAATCTCGTACCGGGGCGTTCCCTGTCGCTCGTACCAATTTCTCCCGTGAAGCAGGCGGTAGAGCGTCATCCCCAGGGCCCAAATGTCGGTCTTCACGCTGGCAGCGCCAGAATTCCACGCCTCGTAGGCTAGGTGGTCCAGATAGCCGCCGGCGCGGGCGTAGCCCATAAAGATGTCGTCCGTGACCCAGCCAAAGTCGCCGAGAAGTGCGATACCATCAGCATCGAGTAGAATATTGGCTGGTTTGATGTCGCGATGAAGCATTCCGCGCTGATGGAGAGCCTGAAGGCCGAAGGTAACCTCAGTTGCAACCTTTCTCACGTCGGAAAGCTTCATGGGACCATGATCGAAGGCCTTCTGCAGCGAACCGCGAGGGCACAGCTTCATGGTGAAGCAGATGCTCTCGCCGTCCGGTGCTGCCATGCAGCCGTAGACTTGGACCACGTTACGATGCGTCGCAGCCGAGAGTCGCTGGGCCTCTTGGAGAAGGCCGTTGCGGCGTGGGTGCCATTCGTGGTCGGGTTCGTCTGGGCGCCGCGACAAAACTTTAGCAGCGACTTGCCCATGAACCGGGTCTTTAGCAAGATAGACTTCGCCGTAGTGCCCAGCACCCAGAAACGCTTCCATTTCGAGGCCAGGGACGAGAACCGTCATGCCGTCCCCCGGTCAGCGATGAGCAGGAGGGCGGCTTCACGGCTTCCGGCTCGCAGGTCGACGCCTTCTGTGTTCTCAGTCCAGAAAACGTCATCCTTGACGTACTCATCGACGGTACGATCACCGAACTGGCGGCTGATAATCGCCTTCGCCACACTGCGGACGGGACAGACTGAGCGTGCGGCAGCGATGACAACACCCCGAACTTCTGCGCTCTCTAGATGCGCCAGCTTCATTGAGCCGCGCTGATTCACCGCGCTCGCCTTCAGCACCACTCGCTTGACTCCGTGCTCGCGGAGATAGTTTGCTACTTGCTGATAGATCACGTTGTAGGCGTCCTCGCGCGCCCCTTTTTGCAGGCTCCAAGTGTGGTCGGCGATTAGTACGATCGGACCGTCAACCGGCACCTCTGCATCGACTACTACGACTTTGTCGCCTGAAACCGTAAATCCGACTCGCCGCTCTGCCATTCGCTTCTCATTCCACCCGCTCAACGTGGTGTAAAAGCTAGCGGCTACCCAGGCAAGCCGATGCCCTACGACCCGCACGGATCGGGTGGGAGCAGACCGAACGACTGCATCTTGAAGCAGAAAGCTCAAACGTGTTGTTCCGGATTAGCCATTGCCAGATACCTGATCGCCTCGCCTGACGGCCGAAAGGGATTGAGACCAGCCGTAAGTGATACATTGGATGCAGCATGCTGCTCGCGGGACCGAGCGCGTACTCGGCTGATGCGGCGCTCCCTTACTGCCCCTGAGCCACGTGTCCGAAACACTGCCATGCGGCCAACTCGCGTACGGGGTGGCCGGCGTTTTTGACGCCCTCCAAGCAAGGAGAATCGCATGCTCACCCTGGACTCCTCGGTCGAGCCGTACTGGCTCGACCTGCCGCGCGGCGTGCGCGTGGAGATCCGGCCCGTCACCACCGCTGTCATGGCGGCGGCGCAGGCCGCGGCCTCGCGCCGTCTGGGCGCAATCCGTGCTGCTGGTGAGGATCTCGACCCCGACATGGCGCGTGGCCTCGCCTTCGCTTTCCTGGTCAAGGCACTGGCCCGGCATGCCGTCACCGCCTGGGACGGCATCGGCGATGCCGAGGGCAAGCCGCTGCCTCTGTCCCCCGAGGCCGTCGAGCGGCTGATGGACCTCGACGACATTGCCGCCGCGTTCTGGGACCAGGCGACCCGGCCTGTGGCGGCGGTGGCCGCCGAGGGAAACGGCTGAGGGCCCGCGCCGCCTGGCACTTCGGCCGCGGGCCCGAGTACTGCCGCGGCTGCGCCGCCCTCGGGCGCGACTGCGCCGAGGCCTGCCCCTACGCCGCGCACGCTCCTGCCAGCGTCGAGGGCGCTGCCTGCTGGGCCGCCGGCACGGCCTGCGCCGAGGCGACGATGACGGGGCTGAGCTTGGACATGGCCGCCGCGCTCTCCGCCGCCCGGGAGATGGGCGCCGCCGGCTGGGCGGCGACCGAACTGCTGCTGGCCATCCGCAGCGGCATGGCGGAGGGCCGCGCCGAGGCGGCGCCGCGCGCGGCGGGAGGAGGATAGCCCATGGCCGACGCCACCCGCCGGGTCTCGGTCCGCCTCTCGGTCGATGGCGCCCAGCAGACCAAGCAGGAGCTGCGCGAGGTCGGCGAGGCCGGCCAGCGCTCGCTCGAGCGGATCAAGGAGGGCACCGAGCGCGCCTCGCGGGCGCTCGACCTGCTCGATGCCGCCGTGCGCGGGGTGCAGATCGCCGGCCTTGCCGCCGGGGTGCGCGCCCTGGTGCTGGGCGGCGACCAGCTGACCGGGAGCCTGTCGCGGCTGCAGACCGCGGTCGGCTCGGTCGAGCGCGCCGGCGAGGTCTACGAGCGGCTGTACCGCGACGCGCTGCAGACCGGGGTCGCGGTCAAGGAGAGCGTCGACGCCTTCCAGCGCTTCTCGGTGGCGGCGCGGGAGATCGGCGCCACCTCCGACCAGGTCGCCCAGCTGGTGGGCGGCTTGCAGCGGGTCGCCATCGTCTCCGGTGCCTCCACCCAGGAGATCAGCAGCGCCACCCTGCAGCTGGCCCAGGCACTGGCCTCCGGCGTGCTGCAGGGCGACGAGCTGCGCTCGGTGCTGGAAGCCATGCCGCTGCTGGCCGAGGCCCTGGCCCGGGAACTCGGCACCTCGATCGGCGAGCTGCGCCAGCTTGGCTCCGAGGGCAAGCTCACCGCCGACCGGGTGTTCCCGGCGCTGCTGCGCGCCACCGAGCGGGTCGGGGCGGAGCTCGGCAAGGCGCCGCTCTCCTTGGGGCGGGCCTTCGGCCAGCTGCAGGTGGCCGCCGACGGCTTCCTCGGCCAGCTCGACCGCGCCATCGGCCTCTCCAATGCCCTGGCCCGCGCCCTCTCCGGGGCCGCCCGGGCGCTGGACGGGGTCCGCCGCGGCGCTGGGCTGCTGACAGAGGGCGAGCGGCTGGCCGACCTGCGCAAGCAGGCCGAGGCCATCGCCCGGCAGATCGCCACCCTCGATGCCGGCATCGACACCACCCGCAACAACGGCACCCTGCGGCCGCGGCTGACCGAGGAGGATCGGCAGCGGCGCCTGGCCGAGCTGCGCGAGCAGTACCGCGAGATCCAGGCGGAGATCGCCAGCCAGGAGCAGGCCGCCGGCGAGCGGCAGCGCCAGGAGCAGGAGCGGGCCGGCCAGCAGGCGACCGACGCCCGCCGCACCCGGGCGGCGCAGGATGTCGAGGAGCTGCGCAAGCAGCTGGATGACCGCTTCAAGATCCAGCAGGAGTACCAGGACCGGCTCAAGCGGCTGCGCGAGGCCGAAGCCGCCGGCGCCCTCACCACTGCCGACCGCACCCGGCTGGAGACCCTGGCGCTCCGCGAGCGCGACGAGGCCCTGCGCCGGCTGGAGCCGCGGGTCGAGTCCAACCGCCGGGCCCAGGCCGAGGCGGCCCGCCAGGCGCGCGAGGCGGAGCGCGAGCTCAACGACCTGCTGCGCGAGCGCGAGCGGCTGATCCAGGACAACGAGACCGCCTATGAGCGCTACCAGCGCCGGATGGAGCGCCTCTCCAGCCTGGTGGAGCGGGCGGAGCGCATCGGCCGGCCGGTGCCGGACGCCACCATCCAGCGCGAGGCCGAGCGGGCCATGGAGGAGCTGGAGAAGGCCGAGAAGCGCGTGCAGGAGGGCGCCGAGCGGACCAACGAGACAGTGCGCGAGCTCGGGCTGACCTTCGCCAGCGCCTTCGAGGACGCCATCGTGAAAGGCGACAAGCTGTCGAAGGTGCTGCAGGGCCTGCTGCAGGACATCACTCGCATCATCGCCCGCAAGACCATCACCGAGCCGCTCGGCAATGCGGTCTCCTCGGCATTGTCGGGTTTCTCGCTCGATGGCCTGTTCAACACGGTCGGCTCCTGGATCGGCGGCCTGTTCCGCGCCGAGGGCGGCCCGGTCGCGGCCGGGCAGCCCTACATCGTCGGCGAGCGCGGGCCCGAGTGGTTCGTCCCCAGCAGCCCGGGCACCGTGCTGCCGAACGGCACCGCGCCGGGCGGGACCACCATCCAGCAGACCATCAGCATCGACGCGCGCGGGGCGGATGCCGGCGTTGAGGCCCGGCTGCGGCTGCTGGCCGGGCAGATCGCTCGCCAGGCCTCGGCCATGACGCTGGACGCCATTCGCCGCGGCGGATCGGCCTACGAGACAGTGCGGGGGTAGCGCCCATGGTCGAGTATGCCTGGCCGGAGGCGCTGCGCCCCTCGCGGCTCAGCTTCTACCTGCAGCACAATACGACCCGCTTCGTCTCGCCGGTCACCCGCGCGACCCAGGTGATGCGGCGGGAGGGCACGCGCTGGGTGGCGGAGGCGAGCTTCGACCCGCTCAGCCCGGCCCGTGCCGGGCTGCTGGAGGGCTTGCTCGCGGCGCTGGCCGGCTCGCTGAACACGGTCCGCATCTGGGACTGGCGGCGGGAGTACCGCACCGGCGATCCCCGGAGCCAGGGCCAGGTGCCCGCCGGGCCTTACAGCTTCTCGGATGCCACGCTCTTCACCGACGGCACCGGCCTGGTGGTCGGCTCCGGCACGCCGGCGCTCGCGGCCGGGGCGCCGCGCGGGGCGCTGTCGATCCAGACTGCGGGCTGGTGGCCCGGCACGGTGGCAGTCGGGGCGGGCGACTACCTCGGCCTTGGCGGCCGGCTCTACATGGCCACCGAGGCGGTGACCGCCTCCGGCGCCGGCACCGCCACCGTCCCGATCGCGCCGCCGCTGCGCGCCGCGGCTGCCCTGGCCGAGCCGCTGGTGCTGAGCCGGCCGACCGTCGCCATGCGGCTGGTCTCCGATGACGAGGCGGCCAATCCGACCCGACCCGGCCGGTTCACGTCGATCAGCATCCGCCTTGAGGAAGCCCTCTGATGGACGGCATCACCGCCACGCCGCGCCTGCACCCGCAGGCAGCCGCGGCCGCTACCGCCCGGACCGCTGCACCGGTGGTGCTGGTCGACCTCGACTTCGCCTCCGGCCCCTTCCGCGCCTGGACCGGGCTCGGGCCGCTGCACTGGGCTGGCATGGTGTTCGAGGGGGTCGGCTCCATCGGCGCCATGGGCGAGGTGGAGGAGACGGTCGAACTCCGCGCCGTGCGCTTGACCCTGATGCTCTCGCCGGTGCCGCAGGAGGTGGTCAACATTGCCCTGGCCGAGCGCAGCTTCCGCCTCCGCCCGGCCCGGCTGTGGGGCGCCCTGCTGGATGAGGGGGGCGCCTTCGTCGCCGACCCGTTTCCGCTCTGGGCCGGGCTGATGGACACCATGGAGGTGGTGGACGGGGCCGAGCCGCGGGTCTCGCTCACCTGCGAGAGCCGGCTGGTCGACCTCGAGCGCGCCGAGGTGCGCCGCTACACCGATGCCGACCAGCAGGCCGAGTACCCCGGCGACCGCTTCTTTGAGTTCGTCCCCGCCCTGCAGGAGGCGGAGATCCGGCTGCCCGCGGCCTGATGCCCCGCCGTCCCGACTGGCTGGCCCGGCTGGCAGCTCTGCTGGCGGCGGCCGAGGCGCGCCCGTTCGATGCCCATGCCTGGAACTGTGGCCGCTTCGCCTTGGCCGGGGTGGAGGCGGTCACCGGCATCCGACCAGTCGTGCGGGTGCGGCCCACCCTGGAAGCCACAGCCGACAGCGCCGGCTTTCCGCGTCTGCCGCCCGCCTTCGCTCGCCCCGGCGACGTGGTGCTCGCCGGCGATCCGCCACGGCTCGGCGTGGTGGTGGACGGCGGCCGCGCCGCCTTCGTCGGGCCGCGTGGCCTCGTGCGCCAGCCGCTCACCACCTGCACCACCGCCTGGAGGATCGGCTGACGGAGCCTTCGCGGCAGCGCCGCCGGTCCGCCACCCGTGCACCCGTCCCGCCGCGATGCCGCGAGGTGTCCGCATGCCCGCCGCCATCCCCCTCGTCGCCGTCGTGGCCTCCGGCATCGCCTCGGCCGCGGTCGGCGGCGGCATCGTCGGCGCCCTGGTCGGCGCCGGCGCTGCCCTGGTCGTCACCGCCGTCGGCGGCGCCATCTTCCCGGCCAAGAAGCCGAGCGCGCCCACCACCCCGGCGACCACCGGCTTCGATGCCAGCGCGCCCGGCGCCGGGCGGACGCAGTCCTTCCGCCAACCCATCACCGAGCACCAGGTCGTCTTCGGCCGCTGCAAGGTCTCGGGCCCGATCGTCTTCCTGCACTCGGCCCCGGACGATCAGGGGCGGGCGGACGGCTACTTCTACGCCGTGGTGGTCCTGGCCGCGCACCAGGTGCGGGGCATAGGCGAGGTCTGGCTCGGCGACACGCTGGCGACGGACGCGAAGTATGCCGGCCTGGTCCGGATCGATCGCCACCTCGGCGCCCCCGACCAAGCGGCCAATGCCAACCTGGTGGCCGAGACCGGCGGGAAGTGGATGGCCGCGCACCGCGGCCGCGGTCGGGCCTACATCGTCGTCCGCCTCACGATCACCGCCGAGGCCTTCCCCTCCGGCCCGCCGAACATCGCCGCCCTGGTGGAGGGGGCCGACACCATCCTCGACCCGCGCACCGGCCAGGTGGGATGGTCGGACAACCCGGCCCTCTGCCTCGCCTGGTACCTGACCGCGCCCTTCGGCTGGCGGGCGTCCTGGGGCGACATCGACATCCCCGCCCTGATCGCCGCGGCGAATGTCTGCGACGAACTGGTCGGCACCCGCCGCGGCGTCTACGAGCGCCGCTACACCTGCAACGGCCGCGTCTCGCTTGGCGAGGGCAAGATCGCCATCACCCGCAAGCTGGTCTCCGCCATGGCCGGCGCCCTGGTGGTCTCGGGTGGGCGCTTCTTCATCCATGCCGGCGCCCCGGCCCTGCCGGCGGCGACGCTGACCAGCGATGATCTGCGCGGCGACGTGACGATCCAGGGCAGCCGGCCGCGGCGCGACCTCTTCAACGGCGTGCGCGCGGTCTATGTCGAGCCGGCCGCCAACTGGCAGCCGACCGACGCGCCGCCGCTCTTGGCCAGCAACTACGTCGCCGAGGACGGGGGCGAGGCGATCTACCGCGACATGGAGTTCCCGCTGACCACCTCGGTCAGCACGGTGCAGCGGATCATGAAGGCCGAGCTGGAGCGCAACCGCCGCCAGCGCGAGGTCGCCTTCCCGGCCAACCTCTCGGCCCTGCGGCTGCGCCCCTGGGAGGGGGCGATGGTCGCGCTCGACCGCCTGGTGCCCTTCCCGGCGCGGGTGACCGGCTGGTCGCTGTCGCCGGATGGCGGGGTGAACCTGACGCTCGCCGAGGAGGACGCCGCGGTCTGGGACTGGGACCCGGCGGTGGACGAGCGCGCCACCGGCGAGAGTCCCTCGGTGGTGCTGCCCAACCCCGGCGTCATCGCCGCCCCGGCCACGATCGCCGTCACCACCCCAGCCACCCCCGCCTTCGCTGCCCTGGCGGTGTCCTGGGCGGCGGTCCCGAGCGCGCACCTGGCCGGCTACGAGGTCGAGTTCCAGCCGGCCTCGGTCGCCGCCTGGCAGGGCTACGGGGCGGGGCTGGGCGCCACCGCGGCCGCGATCCCCACCGCCGAGCCGACCGCCCTCCGGGCGCGCGCCGTGGCCCGCAGCGGCGCCGTCTCGGGCTGGCGCGAGGCCCTGGTCCCGGCCGCCGTCTCGGCGCCCACCGCGACCGGCATCGCCGGCGGGATCCGGCTCTCGGGCGGCTTCCCGGCCGATGCGGTGCGACTGCAACTGTTCGAGGCCGCCTCGAACAGCCTGGCCGCGGCCAGCAAGCTTGCGGCCGAGCCGACGGGCCTGTTCTTCGACCGCACCGGCCTCACCGCCGGCCAGACCCGCTGGTACTGGCTGCGCGCCGTCTCGGCCGAGGGGAACGTGTCGGCCCTGGCCGGGCCCGTCTCTGCCACCGCCCTGTAGTGAGCTGGCCGACACCGCCACGCCTCCCCTGAGCAGGAAGAAGGGGGGCGTTCGGTAGCTCACGGCCCGAGGTCGCGCGCCTCCTGCTCCAACCGCAGATGCTCGCGCGCCAGTTCGAGGCTCCTCTGGAGGGTGCCCAGCACCTCCCGGGCCAGGGCGGCAGCCCGCGGATGATTGTCCCGGTCCAACTCCGCGATGACCCTGAGCTGGTGGGCAACGTGCCCCTCGGCCTCGCGGACATGGCGCTCGGACTGGGCGAGGGCGTCCTCCGGCTGATCCATGTCCCGCTCCTCCGGCGCGCAGCATACCCGCGGCGAGCCGTCCCCTGGCAAGCGCCAGACCAGCTCACCCCACGAGGACAGACGGCATGCCCGCCCGCATCGACGACCTGCTGGTCCTCAACGCCAACCTCAGCAAGACCGATTTCGCCAAGTACCTGCGCGACCGCGAGGCGGTGCTGCCGAGCGACTTCGGCGGCCTCGGGGACGGCGTGGCCGACGACCGCGCCGCCATCCAGGCCGCCTTCGATCGCGCCGCCGCCGACGGCAAGATGGCGGTGATCCCGCCCGGCACCTGGAACGTCTCCGCCGGCGTGGTGCTCGGCGGCGGCGCCCGCGGCCTGATCATGCGCGGGGTGCTCCGCTACACCGGCACGGCACCCGCGACGGTGCTGACCCTCGGCGATGGTGGCACCACCCGCAACGGTGAGAAGTTCTACGCCAACCTGCAGGTGGTGCGGCAGAACCAGTCCGACTGGGGCAGCGAGGCCGATATCGGCATCCTGGCCCGCAACCTGGACGCCAGCGTGCTCGATGTCCGCCTGGTGCAGGGCTTCACCATTGGCCTGCGGACGCTGGGGGACGGCCGCGGTTTCGAGGACAGCACGCTCTATCTGCACCGCTTCCTCAACAACCGCATCGGCCTCGACATCCGCTGCGCCACCGCGACCGCTTGGAACACCTCGGTCCGCTACTACGGCGGGCACTTCGCGGTGGCGACGGGGATCAACCCCACCCTGGACCGCTTCGGCATCCGCCTCTCGGCCGAGCCGGGGGCCTACAGCAACCACAACCGGCACGTCTTCGACGCGCCGAACTTCGAGTTGCGCCAGCTCGACCCGAACGTCGCCATCCCCTTCCTGAACGAGACCAACGGCTCCGCCATCATCGGCCGGGCGCTGCGGATGGAGGCCTGCTCGCCGATCGTCGCCCGCCACACCGGGGCGGCGCAGGACTGCGAGTACGAGGTGGCCTGGGCCAATACCTACGCGGTCGGGATCGACTACACCGCGACCGCCACCCGCTGCGGCAACGCCGTCCTCAACCGCCACCGCGCCCCCGCCTCGCGCCACCTCCGGCTGCTCGGGGCGGTGCCGAACCTGCGCGCCGCCGCCTTCCGGCACAGCGCCACCGAGGTCGGGGTGGAGGGCCTGGCCGCGGTCGCCACCTCGACCACCTCTGCCACGACCCTGGCCGGGCTGTCCTTCAACGGCCTGGACGGCATCGCCGCCACCTCCCGCGGGCTGCTGCTCGACGCGCAGAAGGGCTTCGCTTTCGTGGTAGACACCCGGTCGGCCAAGGAGTTCGCGCTTGCCCATTGGCTGGTCGGCGGCGCCGATGGCGGGCGGCTGTTCGTGCGCTGCTTCGACGCCGGCATGGCCGTGCGGGAGAACATCGCCGGCGACGTCCTCGCTTCGCTGACCACCCTGCAATGGAACATCCCCTCCAAGGCCTGGACCGGCGGCGCGGTGATGGCCGATGCCTCGCTGAACCGCCGCATGACGGTGCGGCTGGCCGAGGCGGTCGCCTTCGCGCAGATCGGCATCGTCGGCTTCGATGGGCAGATCGAGCTCGAGGCGCTGCGGCTCTACGGCATGCCGGAGCACGCCCCGGCGCTGCTCTGCGGCACGCCCATCCTGCCCGTGGGCCAGCGGGAGTTTGCGGCCGAGGTCGCCTGGGACCTGCCGAACCTGGCGCCGGGCGCCACCAGTCTGCTGGACGTGGCGGTCACCGGCTGCCGGCAGGGTGATCTGGCCGATGCGGCGCTGGCCTCCTCGACCCGCTTCATCGAGCTCGACGCCGCGGCCTGGACCAACAACACGGTCCGGGTGATGGCGCGCAACATCTCACCCTCGGCCACCTTCGACCTCAGTTCGGCCACGCTGTCGGTGGCGGTGAGAAAGCGACGAGTTGCCTGA